GGACCTGTCCGACGGCTCGGACCTGTCCGACGGCTCGGACCTGTCCGACGGCTCGGACCTGTCCGACGGCTCGGACCTGTCGCGGCTGGCCGCGGCATAGCCTGACGCGGGGTGTCGCTTGGTATCGGACGCGGGATCGAATAGGAGGAGGGCGTCGGCGCTCGCCGCATACTGGCGGCAGCGATGGGAGTACCCATCGGGCGCGAGAATCTTCGCGGCGACGAGACGTTGTAGACGCTCGAGCACAGTCGCGCGACTGAGTCCGGTCGCTTGCATCAACGTCTCGATCTTCGGCCGGATATTGACGCCGGCGTGTCCGTCGCCGAACGTGAAGACAATCTGTACAAACTGCTTCAAGTCGGCGGGAAGGCGCGATTGCTGCGCCAGTTTGATAAACCGGAACGGATTCCGGACGTCGGCGACGGCGGCGGGATAGCTCATGCGGTTTTCTTCTCCTTCCGATGGTGGGCGGCGTCGAGAATGGCGCGCTCCTCGTCTTTTTTGGCGAGCCACAGGCGCACGCCATTTCTAATCTGTGCGGTGAGGGTGGTCCCGTCGCGGTCGCGTATCGCCTCGAGGCGGCGCGCGTCCTCGAGCTCGAGGGCGAGGTTGAAGTGATAAGCGTTGAGCTTAGGCATAGGCCTTAGTGTATTCCAAGGTACACTTATTGTCGCGGGGATTCTCGCGAGAACTGGCAACCGTAGGCGGCGAGGAGCTCGAGGACGCGGGCCGCGGCGACGTCCGGCGTCGGCGCCTGGCGGGCGATGTCGGCGAGGAGGCGCGCCAGGCTGAGCGACGTCGGGACGATCCGCGGACCATTCACGGGCGGCGGCTCATCCAGGCGAGACACGTCAACATCACGCACGTCCAGAGCATGAGCCCGAGCACAATCCAATCAACCGCCGTCATGGCCGGCGCTCAAGGGCGGCGCGGATCGTCGCGAGGGCGGCGCCGGAGTCGAGCTCGCGCGGCGTAAAGCGGAGATAGACAAAGCCGAGCATTTGGGCGGCGTTACTCTTTTCCATATCGCGGCGGATGCCGGTCACGCTCGAGTGACCGCCGATCGCGGTGCCAGGGTTGCGGCCGCCGCGATAGACGCCGCCGTCGCGCTCGACGATGAGGCGCGCCGCGGGCCAGCAGTAGTCGGCGCGCCACAGGCGATCGGGGCAGAACCGATACTCACGGACGGGCGCCGGGAGCTTCAGCGTCTCAAGCAAGGCGACAAACGGATCGAAGCGGAGGCGGCGAGCTCGCGGACGCGCGCGGGTCATCGGTCCTCGGCCGGGCTGACGAGGCGCGGCGCCGGCGGCGTGGCGCCGCGGGTGTCGGCATAGGTGCGGATGCAGTTCCAACAGCAGAAGTGCAAGGCGCGATCGGGATGATTGCCTTCGAGGAGCTCGAGCCAGTACGGCGGGACATCGACGGCCGCGGCCGTCTCGAGCTGCTCGCGACACTGTTCGCAATAGAAGATGGAGTGGAGCACAGTATCGGCCTCCGCCGCGGATCTAACACAGCATCCGCGGGCCGTTTACTATTGGACCAAAGTCCAAGACGGGCGCGGGCCGCCGGCGCGCAATCTGTAGTGTCAAGGGGTGCGGCGCCGGCGGATACCGTCGAGATTCTCCAGTGTGCGCGTGTGCGGTTCGGTCGTATGCCTGAGAACGTCGGGCCTCTGCAATATTGCCTGGCGCCGAACTGTCGCGCGCTCGTCCGCCGCGGCTACTGCCGGGCGCATCGGCCGGCGCCGACACTGCCACGGGCGAATGCTGACGTCCGCCGGTGGTACATGGTGGAGCGGTGGCGGCATCCGGTCGCCGGCTACCGGGCGAAGTGTCTCGCGCGGGATCCGTTCTGCGTCGTGTGCCAGGCCGCCGGCCTCCTCGAGGTCGCGACGGACGTCGACCACATCGAACCCCATCACGGCGATCCGGCGCGGTTCTGGTGTCTCGAGAACCTACAGTCTCTCTGCCATCGGTGCCACTCGCGCAAAACCGCGGCGGAGGGGCGCGCAACGGCCGAGTCCCGGCGGATTAGGTCAAGTCCCGGAACCTAGCATTAATAGGGGGGTGGTAAAGTGTTGATTCTAAAGGACTTGCCAAACCGCCTCTGGTCCTCCGCGCGCGCGCCGGGCGGTTAAAGGATTTTCAAAGGGTTTTCTGGGGTTTTCTGTCAAGTTTTGCGGCCGTTTGCGGACATCTGCGGCCGTCTGCGGGTCGATCAGCTGTAGATGGCCGGTCGGTAGGATTTTGGTAGGACGTCGGGATCAGCTGCGGAACGGGTCCGGCCGTCTTGACGCCGGGGAGAGGATAGGGTGATGTCCTGCGCCGATTGTGGTGGCTCGACTAATCTCGCGAGCGGTGACGGCGTCTTTCGGTGTTGGCAGTGTCACTGCCGATACCTCGCGACGCTCGCCGCGCGCCGCGCGCCGTCCGCGGCGTTTATCTATCGGGCGCCGCCGTGGCGCCAGGCCGGCTAATGGCCGGGCGACGAACGATTGCCAGCGTGGTTTGGCAACCGGGCGGGGGGAGCGATGCCGCGCGGCGGGCATAGTCGCGTCGGGCCGCCGGCCTCGGACGCCGCGACGCGCGCCGTCCGGGGCGCCGAGACACGCCGCCGACATCGCATCAAGGGCGACGCCGGCGCCGCGCGCGACGCCTCGCACGATTGCGATCCGCCAAAAGGCCTCGATCGTCTCGAGCGGAACTACTGGAATTACTACGCCGCGCGAATGCCCTATCTCCCGGCCTCCGCGCGCGACGCGCTGAGCAAGTACTGTACGGCGCTCGCGACGATCGCCCGATTGAAGGGGCTGATCGCCTCGCGCAAACCGGCGGACGTCCTCCTCCGCGACGCGCGCCGGAAGGATTTACGCCAGTGGATCCTGGGGAGTCGGTTGTACGAGACGGATCTCATCCTGACGCCGGCGAGCTCGATCCGGGCGCCGCGCGGGGCCGTCGCGCCGGCGTCGCCGACGGCGCCGGTCGATCCGTTCGCGGCGTTTATCGATCTGGAGGACGGCGACGAGGAAACAATCCAATGATTGACGCTCGATCGGGGATCGATCCGCTCGCGAGGTGTCCGCGGTGTCGGCACGTCCTCAACGCCGCGACATCCGCTACGGATGACGCGCGGCCGGAGGCCGGCGACGTCTCAATCTGTATCGGGTGCGCGCTCTATTTGATTTTCGTCGACGGCGGCGCCGGGCTCACTGTCCGCGCGGGCACGGCGGACGATGTCCGCGCGCTCTCCCTCGAGCAACGGGAAATCCTGAATGACGCCGCGCGGATGATCACGGGAGGCCGCGACGCGGAAACAATCCAATAGCGGCGCCGGCGCGGACAATCCGGTCGACGCCTACGCGCGCGCGGTGGTCGCCGGCGAGCTCCCGGCCGGCAAGTACCACGTCCTCGCCTGTCGCCGGCATTTGACCGATCGCGCGCGCGAGGGCGATCCGTCGTTCCCGTACCGTTTTGTCTGGGAGGCCGTCGACGGCCGCGGCCGGGCGCTCCACTCGGCGCAACGCTTCCTGGAGTTCGCGCGCCAGTGCCGGCACTACAAGGGCAAACGGTGGGCGGGCAAGCGATTTGATCCGTCGCCGTCGCAAGTGTTCCGGCTCGGGTCGCTCTTTGGTTGGCGGCACGTCGTCACCGGGCGCCGTCGGTTTACCACGTCCTACAACGAGCTCCCGCGGAAGCAAGGCAAAAGCTTTGAGGGCGCGATCGTCCTCGTCTATGTCACGTTTTTCGAAGGGGAGCCAGGGGCGGAGGGCTACGTCATTGCGACCAAGCGGAAGCAAGCCAATATCGTCTTTGGCGACGCGCGCCGGCTGATTCTCCGCTCCCGGCTGACGTCGCCGACGCTGCAGGCGATCACGGTCGGCGCGCATAGTCTGTTCCTCGAGCGGACGGCGTCGAAAGTCGAGCCGCTCGGCGCGGATAGTGATTCAACGGACGGCCTCAATCCGTCGTGCACGATCGCCGACGAGCTCCACGCCTACAAGTATCGCGATCTCCTCGATGTGATGGAATCCGGCACGGGCGCGCGCGCCGATCCGATGATGTTTCAAATTACAACGGCGGGCACGGATCCGGATTCGCCGTGCGGGCAACAGCACGCCTACGCGTGCCAGATTCTCGAGGGTGTCCTCGATGACGCCGCGACGCGATCGTTCTTTGCGTTTATCGCCCATGCGGATCCGACGGATGACTGGCAATCGGAGACGGCCTGGCGCAAGGCGAATCCGCACTATGGGATCTCCGTCAATCCAGAGGAGATCCAGAAGCTCGCGTTAAAAGCGGCGCAGATTCCGTCCGCCGCGGCGGAGTTCCAACAGAAGATCCTGAACTGGTGGGTCGCGACGCTGCAACCGTGCCTATCAATCAACGGCTGGCAACGGGGACAGTCGGCCTGGACGCTCGACGAGCTCGAGCATCAACCGTGCTATGTCGGGATCGATCTCGCGTCGCTCCTCGACCTGTGCGCGCTCGCGCTCGTCTTTCCGCCGACGGCGGCGCGGCCGGCCTGGCGCGTCGCGCTCGAGCTCCTGACGCCGGCGGCGACGATTGCCGATCGCGCGCATCGGGACCGGGCGCCGTATCGGGAGTGGGTCGACGCCGGCTGGATTCGCACGACGCCTGGCGAACGGATCGATCATCAGGTCTTACGGCCGATCCTCCGCGCGGCGCGCGAGCGGTTCGACATTCAGACTATCGGGTTTGATCCGTGGCATGCGGACACGTTGATCCATCAACTGACGGCGGAGGACGGATTCCCAGAAACACAAGTCCTGGCGATACCGCAAACCTTCGCGGGCATGTCGCGGGCCTGTCTGCGGATGCAGGCGGATATTGTCGCCGGCCTCGTCGACGCCAGGCGCGATCCGGTGATGGCGTGGGCGGTGTCGAATGTCGTCCCGAATATCGACGGCAAAGACAATCTCATGTTTGCCAAGGGCAAGTCCCGCGGCCGGATCGATCCGGTGATTGCGGCGACAATAGGCATCGCGCTCTACTTGAAACATCCGCCGGCGCCTAAGCCGAAATATCAAATCTATGTGTTCGGGGGTACGCCTGATGGCTCGTCCGCGTCTCTATGATGTTGCCGCGTCGCAGGGGCTATCCGTCCGCCTGACGCCGGCGCAACGCCAGGAGCTCGAGGCCGTCGCGCGCGCGGAGCGGTCGCCGGTATCGCGCGTCGTGCGCGAGGCGGTGAACTGCTACGTCGCCGACTCGCGCGAGCTGACGATCTTTCCGGTCCGCCGGCGCCGGCGATGCTAACGACGCTCGAGCTCGCGGCGGCGCTCGTTCGGACGGTCCGCCGACATCCGGAGCTCTCCGACGTCCAGTGTGCGGCGGAGGTGTTCGAGGTGCTCCATATCTCGTCCGCCTGGTTTTGTCGGTGTAGTGAAGTAGACGGGATCTCCGTCGAAACACCATTCGAACAAGAGGCGCCGGCGCGCGCCGTCGCCGGGCCGGCGCCGCTGGCGGCGATCGTCGCGCGGATAGTGGCGCTCGAGGCGCGGCTCGAGGAGCTCCGGGCGCTCAAATCAGCGGCGGAACCACTACCGTCGCTCGCCAAACGCCTCAAGGAGATGGGAGTACCAGAACAAGAGCGGGGTGTAGTTACTCGCCAGCTCCTCGATCGCGCGGCGGCGACGGGTACGGCGCGGCGTCCGCCGCGGCGCGCGACGCCGTCCGCCGGTGAGACGGTCGATCTCACGCCGGGGTGTGATTGCGATCAAGCGGGGACGCCGGACGCCGCCGTCCATGCGTCGGACTGTACGTGGATTGCGCGCCGGCTCGAAGTGCAGAACGGCGGCTAGAAATGACGACCGATAACGATCCGGCGTTTGAAGCGGCAAGCCCGGACATCGGCCGGAGTTCCGTCCGACATAACGCCGGCGCCGGCCGTACACTCCCGGTCCAATCATGGAGCGGGCGTACGCGGTCCTCGAGTGCAAGGCGGCGATTGCCTCAACGAACGTCCGTACCTTCTCCGGCATCGCGTCGACGCCGTCCCTCGATCGGCAAAATCACGTGCTCGATCCGGACGGGGTGACGTTCGCCAATCCAGTCGTCCTCCTCCTCCATCACGATCGCGAAAAGCCGATCGGTACGGCGACACTGTCGCGCGGGCCGGGCGGGATTCTCTTTACCGCGACGCTCCCGATCGTCGACGAGGCCGGGCCGCTCCGCGATCGGTGCGATGAGGCCTGGCAGTCGATCAAGGCCGGCCTCCTGCGCGGCGTCTCGATTGGCTACCGGGTGCTCGAGGGCGGGATCGAACGGTTGCGCGGCGGCGCGCTCCGGCTGACGCGGACGGAAGTCTGCGAGCTCTCCCTCGTCGCGATTCCGGCGAACGCACAAGCGACGATCCTCAATATCAAGACGTTTGATACGTCTTTGACGGCCGCGCCAGGCCTCCAGCTCGATCGCTCGCGCGCGAAGGGCGCGCATCCGATGAAAACCACAACCGAACGCATAACGACACTCGAGGCCTCGCGCGCGGCGCTCGTCGGCCGCTTGAATACGCTCGCCGAAAAGACGGACGCCGCCGGCACGACGCTCGAGGCGGAGGACGCCGCGGAATACGACGATCTCAATCTGCAGGTGAAAGGGATCGACGCCGATCTCGTGCGGTGGCGCGAGCTCGAGAAGCTCAACGCCGCGGCGGCGCAACCGGTCCTGCAGTCGGCGGTGATGCCACGACACTCCGTACAAATCAAATCCAATCTCCCGCCGGGGACGAGTTTCGCCCGGATGGTCATGGCGATCGCGCGGAACGGCGGCGTCAATCATGGGGCGATGGAGTACGCGTCGCATACCTGGCGCGATACGCCGGAGGTTGCGCTCGCGATCAAGGCGGCGGTCGCGCCAGGCAATACGACGGATCCGGCGTGGGCGGGCGCGCTCGTCTCGATCGCGAATGTCGCGAACGAGTTTCTCGCGCTCCTGCGGCCGGCGACGATCCTCGGCAAGATCACCGGCCTCCGTACGGTCCCGTTCAATACCGCGGTCCCGGTGCAAACGGCCGGCGGATCGTACGGGTGGGTCGGGCAGGGCAAGCCGAAGCCGGTGACGAAACTCGGATTCCTCCAGGCCGTCCTGGGCATGAACAAGGCGAGCGGGATCGTGGTCTTGACCGAGGAGCTCGTTAAGAGCTCGAGTCCGTCGGCGGAGTCGATTGTCCGCGGCGACATGATCGCCGGGATCGCGGCCTTCCTCGACGTGCAATTCATTGATCCGGCCGTCGCGGCGGTTCCGGATGTGAATCCGGCGTCGATCACGAACGGCCTCACGGGGATTCCGTCCGTCGATGCGATTACGGACCTGCAGGCGCTCATCGGGACGATCGCGGGCCAGGGTGTACCGCTCGCGGGGCTCACGCTCATCATGTCGGAGATGAATGCGTTCGCGCTCGGGCTGATGAAGTCGGCGACGGGCGTCGCGACATTCGAGAATGCGACGGCGAGCGGCGGATCGGTGCAAGGGTTCCAGCTGATCGCGAGCAACGCCGCCGGGAACAACGTGATCGCGCTGGCGCCGTCGATGATTCTCTACGCCGACGACGGCGGCGTCTCGATCGACGTCTCGCGCGAGGCCTCCGTGATCATGGACTCGGCGCCGGTCGACGGCGGCGCGCTGACGTCCCTCTGGCAGAACAACCTCGTCGGCCTCCGCGCGGAGCGGTTCGTCAACTGGAAGCGGGGCCGCGACGCCGCCGTGGCGTATGTGACCGGGGCGACCTATACCGTCGCGCCAGCAGAGACGCCGCCGGCGACGCGGGCGGGCAACGGCGGCGCGGTCAAGGTCGGCGACGCCGGGCCGGGCCGGAAGTAAAGCAACGGCATGGCGACGGGTGCGATCGTCCGCCGGTCGGGGCTCCGCGGCGCGCTCCAGGGCGTGTGGCAGAGTCTGACGGCGGCGATCCGCTCGCCGCGGGCCGCGGGCTACGGCGGGCCGGTGGTCCGGGAACCGTATCCAGGGGCCTGGCAGAAAAACCAAGAGATCACGGCGCCGTCGACGCTCGCGTACTTCGCGGTCTTTGCGTGCGCGACGCTGATCGCCGCCGACATCGCGAAACTCGGGCTCCGGCTCGTGCAAGTCGACGACGACGGCGTCTGGACGCCGGCGAGCTCGCCGGCCTTCTCGCCGGTCCTCCGCAAGCCGAACCGGTACCAGAATCCGATCACGTTCCTGGCGCAATGGATTATGTCGAAGCTCACCGCGGGCAACGCCTACGTCCTCAAGCAACGGGACGAGCGGGGCGTCGTGGTCGCGCTCTACGTCCTCGAGCCTGACGGGGTGACGCCGCTCGTCGCGCCGGACGGCTCCGTCTACTACCAACTCAAGCCAAACGAGCTCGCCGGCCTGGCGCCGGATGCGCCGTTTTTTCAAGACGGCGGCGTCGCGCCGGCGCGCGAGATTATTCACGATCGGATGGTGACGCTGTTTCATCCGCTGATCGGCGTCTCGCCGATCTTCGCGTGCGGGCTGGCGGCGCTGCAGGGGCTCAAGATTCAAGAGAGCTCGACGACGTTTTTCGCCAACGGCTCGACGCCGGGCGGGATCCTGACGTCGCCGGGCGAGATTTCACAAGAGCAAGCGGACAGGGTCAAAGAGTACTGGGAGGCTAATTTTTCCGGCGTCAATGCCGGCAAGGTCGCCGTCATCGGCGACGGGCTCAAGTACGAGCAAACGGATCCGGTATCGGCCGTCGACGCACAGCTGATCGAACAGCTCAAATGGACGTCCGAAACGGTGTGCGCGTGCTTCCACGTCCCGCCGTACATGATCGGGGTCGGCGGCTATCCGCCGTACAACAACGGCGAGCCGCTCTTGCAGCTCTACTACTCGCAGTGTCTCCAGCATTTGATCGTGTCCCTCGAGGCCTGTCTCGACGAGGGGCTCGAGCTCCCGGCGCCGTACGGGACGGAGCTCGACATTGACGATCTGATCTGGATGGATACCAACAGCAAAACGACGGCGTCCGGCGCCGCGATCGGCTCGGGGTCGCTCTCGCCGAATGAGGCGCGATTGAAGTACTTCGGGAAGGGCCGCGTCGCCGGCGGGGATTCGCCGTTCCTGCAGCAGCAGTACTACAGCCTGGCGGCGCTCGCCGCGCGCGACGCGCTCGGGCCGCCGCCGGGGACGCCGGATCCGCTCGTCGCGTTTGCGGCGGCGCTCGAGCGGGCGACGGCGCCCACGCTCGCGACGATGGAGGGCTGACGGATGGAGCTCGACGGCCTCGCGGAGATTCTCGCGCGCCGGCTCGACGTGGTCCTCGCGCCGCTCGTGCGGCGGCTCGCGGCGCTCGAGGCGGCGGCGGCCGGCGTCACGGCGGCGGCGACGGTCGCCGGGGCGACGCTCGAGGCGCTGACGCTGCGGACGGCGGCGCTCGAGGCGCGGCCGGCGCTGCCGGGGCCGCCAGGCGCGGACGGCGCCGCCGGCCTCGGGTTCGACGATCTCGAGGTCCACTACGACGGCGCGCATACGGTGACGCTCGAGTTCAAGCGGGGCGAGCTCGTGAAGTCCTGGCCGCTCGTCATGCCGAATCTGATTTATCAGGGCTCGTATGTCGACGACGGCCGGCGCTACATGGCGGGCGACGTCGTGAGTTACGCCGGCTCGACGTGGCACTGTCAGAAGGCGACGGCGGCGCGGCCGGGCGACGGCGCGCCAGGGTGGCGGCTGATGGTCAAACGGGCGCGCGACGGGCGCGATGCGGGGCGCTGATGCCGGTCCTTGTCACGCTCGACGAGGCGCGGACGCATCTCGGGATCCTGGTGACGGCCTACGATGCGCGGATCGACGCGACGCGCGCGGCGGCGTCGGCGCTCGTGGTCGATTATCTCGGCGCGCGCGCCGATCCGACGTGGGATGAGCTGACGGTCCCGCGGCACGTCCATCAGGGGATCCTCTACGCCGTGGCGCATCTCTGGGAGCATCGCGGCGACGATATGAGTCTCGACGAGGCCTTCTGGCAGGCGCTCGCGCGGATTCTCCGGCGCGCGCGCGATCCGTCGGTGGCGTGATGGCACTGCGGACGCGCGGGCAACGGCGACACCAAGTACTCCTCGAGAATCCCGTTCGGGTCAAAGACGGCGACGGCGGCTATACCGAGACGTGGGTCCAGTGCGATCCGCCGCGGATGATGGCGGCGATCGAAAGTGCGTCGACGGGTGATCTCGAGCGGCTGACGGGCGCGACGATTCTCGCGACGGCGCCGTTCCTGATCGTCATGGATTATCACGCGGGCGTCGGGATGCAAACACGGATCACAAAACTGTATGACGCGCGCGGGCCGCGGGTCTTTGAAGTCGCCGGGCTACAGAATCCGGAGGACGCGGATCGGGAGCTCGCGATTGCCGCGACGGAGCTCGTCCGGTGAGTGCCCAATGGACGTTTACCGGGCTGACCGAACTATTCGCGGAGCTCCGCAAGCTCCCCGACGAGCTCGCGCGCGAGGGCGGGGCGATCGTCCAGGCCGCCGGCGCCGGCGCCGCGGGCCGGGTGCGCGCTCGCTATCCGACGGGACCGAAACAAAAGGGCCGCCGGCCGGGCGGGATGATCCGCGAAGTGACGACGACGGATACCGTCAACCGGTTCGGCGCGCGGGTCGTGGTCCGGTCGTGGGAATTTTACGCGAAGTGGTACGAGGAGGGGACGCAGGTCCGGCGCAACCGGAAGGGCGCGAACCGCGGCGCCGTCCGCGCGCATAACGTGTTCGTTCCGGAAATGCAACGGACGCGCGATCGGATGTATGACGAGCTCGCCGGGCTCCTCGCGCGGAAGGGGCTCGAGGTAACGCCGTGAGTCCGGCGACCGATCCGCCGGACGGGAGCGAGGTCGACGAGGCGCTCGTCGCGCTGCTCGAGGGCGACGCGGAGCTCGCGGCGCTGATGCCGGACGGCGTGTGGTTCGACGTCGCGGAGGCGGATGCGACGGCGTTCGTCCTCGTCCGGCTCGTCGAACACAGCGACGATTACTCGTTTCAACCGGGGCGGCCACAAGAGACGGCGACCTATCTCGTGCAAGCGGTCTGCCTCGAGTCGACGGCGACGGCGACGGCGCGCGCGGCGGCGCGGCGGATTCATGCGCTCCTGATGACGGGGCCGCTCGCGATTGAGTCGTACGGCTGTCTCGCGGTGCTCCGCCAGGGGCGGATCCGGCTGACGACCTACGATCCGACGGGCGACATCCGCTGGCAACATCGCGGCGGCCATTACGTGATCACAGTGCAACCGAACCTAGCAGTAGCAGAGGAGCGACGATGAGAATCCACGGGTACAAGGGGCAGGTGATGGCCGATCCGACGGGCGGCGCGCTGGCGGTCGCGGTCGCATCGGTGAATGAATGGACGCTCGATCAATCGAAAGATACGGTCGACGTCACGGCCTTCCAGGATGAAAACAAGGTCTACGTGTTGGGTCTGAAAGACGTCCAGGGCACCATCGGCGCGTGGTACGACAACAGCGATCTGGTGCTCTTTGAAATGGCGGAGGGTGATATCCCGGCGCTGCTGAAGCTTATCCCTGATACGCGGCAGCCGACGTTCTTCTGGTCCGGCCTGGCGTATCTCGACGCCTCGATCAATGTCTCGGCGTCGGGCGCGGTGTCGATCGCGAGCAAGTTCGTCGCGGCGGGACCGTGGGCGCGGGAACCGATCGTGCTGCGACGGACGCCGGACGGCCTCGGCGAGAACACCGGAGAGGCGCGCATCGCGGCATGATCTCCGGCGTCGTGGCGGCGCTCGAGTGGGGCTACTACCGGGCCGCCGCGATTGAGGGCTACACCATCGCGCGCGACAAAGACGCCGGCGTCGTGTGGGCGTCGGGGACGATCGTCGCCGCGGATGCGTTCAAGTGCACGCAACGGCCGCTGATGTTTGTCGCGCTCGTCAAGGGCGGGGAGTGGCGCTGGCCGCTCCTCGAGCCCGTCCCGGCGCTCGGCGTCGGGCCGTTTACCGTTCGCCTCGGTCCACAGGAGCGATCCGCCTATGTCCTGCCGTCTCGTCCGTCCTGAACCGGTCCGCCTCGAGCTCGAGGGCGGCGACTGGATTATCGTCCGGCGCCGTCTCTCCGCCGGCGAGGAGCGGGCGATGTTTGCGCGGATGCGGGCCGCCGGCGCGACGCCGGACCATATCGATCCGCTCCAAGTCGGGCCGGCGCGGACGCTCGCCTATCTCCTCGACTGGTCCCTGACGGACGCCGCCGGGATTCCGATCGTGATCCGGGGCCTCGAGCCGGAGGCCGTCCTCGCGGCGCTCGACCAACAAGATCCGGACTACGTCCGCGAAGTGAACGCCGCGATCCTCGCGCATGAGGAGGCGGAGTACGCCGCGCGCGACGCGGAAAAAAAAACGAGGAGCGGCGGGTCGCCGTCCGGGCCGATCTTGCTATCTGCCGAGCCTACGGATGGACGCTCGCCGACGTCCTCGATCTCGACGCCGATGTCTACCGTCTGATTCTCGAGGAGCTCGCCGCCGCGGCGCCGGCGCCTGATCCCTATGCCTAAAGGAACGCTGACCGCCGATTTCTCCGAGTTTTACGAGGCTTGCCAGAAGGCCTCCGTGGTCCTACACGGCTTCGAGGCGGACGCCGGCAAGGTCGAGAAGTCGCTCAACCGTCTGACCAATTCCTTCTCGGGGACGCGGATCCAACAAGAAGCGACACTCATGGCGGAGGCCGTCGAGCGGGCCGGCGGCGCCGCGCGGCTGACCGAGAAAGAGATGGCGCGCGTTAACGCCACGATCGCGGAAGCGATCGCGAAGTACGCCGCGCTCGGACAAGAGGCGCCGGCGGCGCTCGTCGAGCTCGAGCAACAAACCCGCAAGACGGCGGACGCGACGGCGGGGCTCGACGACGGCCTCGCCAAGACGTCGACGGCCGCCGGCGGGACGGCGTCGGCGATCGGGTCGATGTCGACGGGGCTCAAGACGGCGGACAAGGCGCTCGGGGCCATGGGCGTCTCGATCGGGCCGGCGATCAACGCCTTCGACGAGATGACGGCCGTCGCCGGAAAGTCCGTCAAAGAGGTCGGCGCCTTCGGCCTGGCGACGTCGACGCTCGCCGCCGGCCTGGCGGGGTGGAAGGCCGGCCGGATGATCGCGGAGTTCTTCGATCTCGACAAGGCGATCGGCGACGCGACGGCGAAGCTCCTGGGGTTCGGCGACGTCGCCGGCGAGGTCGCCGGCGCCAAGGCGGACACGCTGGCGCGCGCGACGAAGAACGCCGGGCGGGAGATTACGGACTACAACGAGGCGATCAAAATCAACGAGGCCGCCGTCCAGTCCCATAACAAGGCGCTCGACACTGGCGCGCAACGGCTCCGGACCTGGGAGGGCGAGCTCGCCAAGGTGCGGCGCGCGGGCAATCTCGGCGCCTTGCAGAAAGAGATTGAAGCCGGTAACTCGACGGTCGCGGAGATGGCGCGACAGTTCGACATCTCGGAGCGGGCGATCGATCTCTTTACCAAGCGGCTCGGCGAGGACAAGACGGCGCAGAAGGAAGCCGCGGCGGCGACGGCGGAGCATACCAAAGCGCTCGAGGCGCTCCGCGATCGGATGTTTGGGACCGGGGCGATCAAGGCGGCGACGGACTACGTCGCGGCGCTCGGGCCGGTGAGCAACTTGTCGCGGCTGAGTGCCGACGAGACGCAACGATTGAATACGGCGCTCGACGCCGCGGCGGAGGCCTACAAGCGGAACGGGCAAGTCGCGCCGGAAGTTATGCGCGCGATCTACGTCGCGACGCTGCCGATACCTCCGGTGGTCGAGGGGCTCGGGACGGCGCTCGCCGGCCTGGGCGCGAAAATCGACATCAACCGGACGGCGTACGCCGATCTGACCGCGGAGGCGAACCGCTCGACGGCGGCGTTCCAGGCGGCGCAGGATGCACAATTCAAAGCCAACGAGGCCGCGATTGCAGGCGCCGGCGCCGCGGCCAACGAGACGAAGAAAGTCACGGCGGCAAATCAGGAGCTCGCGGCGTCCTATGCGCTCGTGACGCGAAGCGCGGCGGAGTGGCAGGCGCGCGCGGCGCTCGCGGAATACGACGCACAACGGAACCTCCTGAGCGGCTCGGCGCTCGGAAATCAAATGGCGCTGTTTCAGACACAGCAGGCGGCGGACTATCGGCGCCAGGCGGGGCAGGCGGCGTACCGGGAGAACGTCCTCCAGTCGGCCGCCGGCGGCGGCGCCTGGGGCGGGCCCGGCGGCGGGTGGACGGTCAACGTTCAGGCGACGAATAACCTCAACGGCGATCAAATCGCGCAGGCGCTCGTCGACGGGATGCGCCGCCGCGGCATCTCGCCGGGGGGATTCTAGGGCGTGGCGTCGCAGTCCTCGCGGCTCAAGGTCGGCCGGCTCAAAGCATTCCGGCTGCGCTATATCGGCGCGGATGTCACGCCGCCGACGGCGCCGACGACACTCGTCGCGACGCTCGCCGCGGCGCCGTCCAACGACGTGGTCTTGACCTGGGCGCCGGCGTCCGATCACTACGGGATCTCGCACTACGGGGTGGAGCGGTGCTCGGGCGCCGGCTGTACGGCGTTTCTCCTCATCGGGGCGACGCCGGCAACGACCTATACCGACACGACGACGACGGCGAGCTCGACCTACCGGTATCGGGTGTTCGCGGTCGATCCGTCCGGGCACGTCTCGCCGTTCAGCAACATTGCGACGATCACAACCCGTGACGCCAGCGACATCCTCGTTTGGATTGGCGGGATCTGGCAGAGTCTTGGCGCGGACGCGCTCGTCGGCGGCGCCGGGATCACGCAGGCGCTCAACGAGGTGACGGATACCGCGACGGTTCGCATCCGCGGCCGGGTGCCGGTGGCGCTCAAGGGCACGCAGATCCGGATCGACGTCCTCGGGGAACGGCTGTTTCAGGGCCACATCACGGCCGTCCGAACGGTCCTCGAGGGGCGGCGCGCGCATCCGGACAACGTCGTCTATGAGTGCGATGCGCTCGACTATACCTGGGAGTTCTCGACGCGGAAGGTCACGGCGCGGTATCGGGCGACGCCGGCGGCGACGATTCTCGCCGACCTGATGCAGTTCGCGCCGGCGGGCTATACGCTCGCGCTCGTCGGCATCGCGGCCGGCGGCGGGCCGGTCCTCGAGGAGATGACGTTTACCAACGAGGAGATTAGCCAGGCCGTCTCGCGCGTGTGCGAGCGGGCCGGATGGTACTGGTATGTGTCGTTCGATCGGGTGGTGACGGTCTTTACGTCCGCGGCGGTGCCGTCGGCCGGGACAATCGACCAAACGCATCCGCGCGCCACGCAAACGCTCGCCAAGCACGAAGATTCCGCGGCGATCGTGACGCAGGTCCGGGCGCGCGGCGGCGGCGCCGCGGCGGCGGCGGATGTCCTGGCGGGCTCGACGTCGCTCCCGGTCGAAGATGCCTCGTGGTATGCGGCGACGGGCGGCACGGTCGAAGTCGGGCCGCAGCACGTGACGTACGGCGGCGTCAGTGATCCGGGGACGGGCGCGCTCGTCGGCACGGGCAATGCGCCGTCCGGGCCGCCGGCGGTGGCGGCGGCGCTCGGGTCGAATCTCGCCGCCGGCCTCCGGTATGACTATGCGGTGTCCTTTGTCACGGCGAGCGGCGAGACGCTCGCGGGGCCGATCAAATCGTATATTCCGGCCGGTGGGAGCGAGCCTCCGCCGCGGGCGCCGACGGCGGCGGAGATTTTCGACGCGGGGTATAGCGGCGGCCGGATGGTCCCTGGCGGCTCGTATCGGTGGGCGTTCGAGAAGCTCCTCACCGGCGGCGGCGGGATCACGATTCCGGGGCCGGCGAGTGCGGTCGAGATTGTGAACGCGAATACTTGGAAGGTTCGCGTCGCGAGCGATCTTTTTACGGCGAACGTCTACGCAATCAATATCTTTCGCACGACGAACGGCGGCGGGACGTTCTACGCCGAACGATCGGCGACGTCGCCGGGCGATTACTTCACCGGGGACATGACCGACGGCGATCTCGCCGGCGGGCCGGTGATGGGCGCCGGCGCCGGCGCGACGTATCTCGCCGCGGCGCTGTCGCAGATTCCGATCTCGAAAGTGTCCGGCGTGACGGCACGCAAGCTCTATCGCACGACGGCGAACGGGACGCAACTCAAGCTCCTGGCGACGCTCCCCAATAACACGGCCACGACCTATATCGACACGACCGTCGACGGCGCGCTCGGGGCCAATGCGCCGGCGACGGATACCTCGGGGATTCTTGGCGGCGGCCAAATCAACGCCGGCGCCGCGGCGGTCCTCGTCAGTAGTGCGGCGCCGTTCCCGGCGTCCGGCGGATGGGTCCGCGTCGCCGGGATGGTGCTCCGCTATACGAGCATCTCGAGCTCGTCGCTCGTGCTCGCGGCGCCGCTCCCCTCGACGCTGTCCTATGGGACGGAGATCCTCAATGCGCCGACACTGACCGGAATCCCGGCGAGCGGGACCGGGGCGATCCGCTATGACGTTGGGCGCGGCGACGAAGTGTATGTGTATGTCGTGCGCGACGATCTCGCGGCGCGCGCGGCGCTCGCGGCGGCGACGGGCGGCGACGGGATTCGCGCCGAGTTCCTGACGGACGGCCGGCTCGGGATTCCGGAGCTCACGGCGCGCGCGGACGCGCTCCTCGCGATGCGGACGCCGCCGCTCGTGACGGTGACACTCGCGACGCGCGATCTCGGGGTGTCGGTCGGGAAAACGCTGACGTTCAACACGACACTCCCGGCAATCGTCGGGACGTTCCTGATCCAGCGGGTGACGATCTCGGAGTTTCCGCCCCGCGGGGTGCATGGGGCGTATGCGCCGCTCCGCGTGGTCGAGTGCTCCTCGCGGCGCTATACGTTCGAGGATTTAGTCCAACAGATCAAATTGCTCGGAAGGATTAACTGATGGCTCTCAATCGCGCGCCGTTTAACGCGCTCGTCGACGATGACGGGAGCGGCAACGTCGGAACGCCGTGGGAGAAGGCGCGCATCGCCGGCGTCATTCTCGATCCGGTCGACGTCGAGCTCGCGCCGGATTCCTGTAGTGTCACGGCGATCACGGTGCAAACGTCCTGCAATCCAAGCCAGTGGAACGCGCTCAAGTACGACACGATCAATTGGCAAACGGCGGCGGGGATGTTCGTCCCGCCCAACGACTACGTCACAATTCCAAAATTGGGCTACTACCTGATTCTCGGGTCGGTGACGTTTCCGCAGGGCGACGGGATTCGAGGATTGGCGATCTATACCAACGGCATCGCGGCGGCCGGCTTGCCAGGGCAACAGCAGCTCCGCGTCGCGACGACGGCTACCTACACCGTGATCAACGTCTCGGCGCTCGTCTACCTCGGCGAAAACTCGTACGTACAGCTCGCCGCCTTCCAAAACACGGGCGCGCCGATTTTGGTCGGCGGACTGCATCCGCAAACGACCAATCACATGCAAGTGATCCGGGTGAAATAGGACAGGGGGCAGACATGGCAATTGTGACGGCAGGGCGGCCGGTGACGGTCGACGACGTGAAAATGACGGCCGGCCGGATTGCGTCGATGATTCGCGACGCGGTTCAGGATGGCAACGATTTTCGGATTCAGCTCGAGTCGTGGCCGGATCCGGATCTCATCGAGCTCGGCTTGTCGCAAGCGGAGATCAACGCGATCAAGGGGTTTTACGTCGGCGATCTGCCGCAACTCTCGGCGCTCCTGCAGGCCTCGACGTGGATCAAGCAACTGTTGGGGACGGGCGTCTAACGCGACGCCGAAAGGACTACATCATGCTCTCCGCTCGCGCGCTCGTCGCCGTGCTCGCGCTCGCGCTCGTTGCGTGCGATCTCAATATCACGACGGCGCCGGGCGACATCACGAACACGAACACGAACACCAACACGAACAATCTCGACATTCACGATCTCGTCAACTTCGCGCCGGCGGCGAATCCGGCGACGCCGGTCCCGGCGCCAGGCGGCGGCACGGAGACGCCGCTCCCCTTACCGGCCGGCGCGCAAGCGACGGCGAACGCCTACGCCGCCGGGCATACGACGCAGCTCGCGCGGAGCTGCCAGGAGATTTACGGCGAGACGGCCTGGCAGTACCTCGACGGCCTCGTCGCGGCGCTCCGGCGCGACGATCCGCGGTGGGGCTACATGGTCAAACCGACGGACGGCCAAATCTCGCGCGACGTCATTGCCTACCGGGCGACGTCGGACAATAGCGGGGCGTGGGGCGTCGACGTGATTGTCGATCGGTGCGGGAGTAATACCGCGGCGTGGAATGTCCTGGGGTTCGATCCGGCGGCGCAATGGGCCGGGACGCGGTTCTAGGGCGTCTCGCGGCGCTCCGGATCCGGAGTCATCGGCGCGCCGGCCGGGAGTATGGGACCGGGCGCGACGGCGGAAGGGCCGCGCGCACGGCCGGCGGCGCGCCGATGTACGAGCGGATCCTCGCGCGGTATCGCGGGCGGGGCGGCGTGCTCGGGTGGCTCGTGCTCGAGCTCGACGTCCGATGGTTACGGCGGGAGATGCGGCGCGCGCGCCGGCGGCGCGGCCGGGACTAATTATCAAGAGGGGCGGACATTATGGCGACGAAAACGGCGCGATCGTGGGATGCGATCGTGTGCGACTACGAACGGCTCGCCGACGAGCTGACAGTACTCACGGTCGAGGCGCGCGCCGCGGTCGACGCCGGCGGCGAGACGCCGCCGCCGGTGGAACCTCCGCCGTCCGGCGACGTGATCCTCGTGACGGAGAATCTCCCTGGCGCGATTGCCGCGGCGCCGGCCGGGGCGGTGCTCGACCTGGGCGGGCGGGCGTTTACTGGCGCGATCACGATCGACAAGCCGCTGACGGTCCAGAACGGCGAGATTCTCGCCGGGGCCAACGTGAACGATCTCGTCGCGCTCTCGGGCGACGGGATCACGCTGCGCGATCTCGTGCTCCGCGGCGACGGTACGACCAAGCGCGGCATTAGCAACCAGGCGGCCGGGACGGTGCTCGAGCGGGTCGAGGTCCTGAACATCTGCCGCGAAGGACAAGAGACACAGGCGCTCGCTATGTGGGACAGTCCAGGGCCGCTGACGGCGACGGATTGTCACTTCGAGGGCGGCGCGCTCTGTTTTCTCGCCGGCGGCTCGACGCCGACGGTCCCGAACACGATCGCGACGGGACTCACGTTCCGGCGGTGCACGTTTACACGGCCGCTCGAGTGGCGCGACAAAGGGTACGCGTGCAAAAACTCCTTTGAGCTCAAGTGTGCGCGCGACGTGCTCGTCGAGGACTGCGAGATTGCGAACGTCTGGGCACAGGGCCAGTCGGGCTACGCGATCCAGTTGACGCCGTCGCAGTACGGCGGGTCGCCGGAGACGACGGTCGAGAATGTCACGTTCCGGAATTGCCGAATCCACGACGCCGGCGGCGGCGTCAACGCGCTCGGCTACTCGCAACATGACGAGCCCGATCGGGTGACGCAGCGCGGCGGACAGTATCGGTTCGAGGGCTGTACGTTCGACATCAACAAATCCTACGAGGGGCAAGCGGCCGTCGTGACGTGCGCGCATAGTCCGAACGGCGTCGCGCTCGTGGACTGCGACGTGACGAGCAATGGTGATGCCTTTCTGCGGTTCTCGGATAAAGAGCCGGTCGACGGGTTCAGCTATACCGGCGGCCGGGTGAATACGCCGGGGACGTATGGCGTCTTTTCGCCGCTCGGGAATCGTGGCGCGGCGTGGCAATCCATCGCGCCGGGCGGCGTGATCTCGGGTGTCACGTTCGTCGGCGCGCATAGCACGTTCAAAAACAATTTCCCCGATAACACGTACGAGGCGGCGCCGGCGTGACGACGGAGGCGCGCGCGGAGCTCGCGGCGCATCCGTGGCGGCGTTTTCTCCTGGCGCGCAAAGACGCGATCGACTGGCTCGCGGCATCCGGCGAGCCGGACGATCGGATCGCGGTCGCGCTGTCGCTCGCCGAGTATCAAGTGACGCGGATCCGGCGGACGGCGCGCGAGGCGATAGAGTGACGCCGCTCCGGCTCGCGCATCTCGATCGGCTCGTGCTCGGCGCGCGGATCGTGGGCGTCGAAGTCGATACGGGGACGCCGGCGCTCGAGCTGCTCCTCGAGAACGGCTGTAGTCTGCGGATTCGCCTGGCGGACCGGGGCCCGGAGGCCGTCGCGATCGAAGTGCCGGACGGCGTCGGGCTCCTCTCGGTGCCGACGTCCTCGACGATTCAGTAACGGAGCGGGCGCCGGCACGGGGACGGGCGCGCGGCCGGTGCTCCCCATGCTGCGCGCCGTCCGGTGCACGGCGCCGCTCCGCTCCCATCCTAATCCCGGCGCGGCCGTTCGAACCCCTCATATCGCCGGCTCCGCGTGGTGCGGCGGCGTCCCCACGGGGCCCACGATTCGACGCTGCGCGCGCGGAGCTCGACGTCCACGGCGAGGAGATGGTCGCCGGACGCCGGCGGCGCCGGGCGCTCGACGACCGGGACGGGCAACCGTGGGGCGAGCTCGGCGGCGAGATGGGCGGCGGCGACGGCCTCCTCGACGGCGACGTGCTCGCGGACGGCCGCCGCGCGCCGGCGCCGGGCTCGCGCGTCGGCGGCGGCGCGCCGGCGGGCCTCCTCGGCGGCGCGGGTGTCCTGGCGCCGGCGGGTCTGCTCGGCGTCCCTGGCGGCGCGGGCCTGGGCGTCGAGCTCGGCGCGGGCGGCGTCTCGCGCGCGGATGATCTGCTCGCGGTCCTCGAGGAGGGCGTATAGCTCGGGCGCCAGGGCATCAAAGACGGCGCGCTCGTCCGGGCTGAGCTCGCGGTCCTCGGCGAGGGCGGCATCTCGGAGGCGATTGAGTCGCTCGAGGCGGGCGCGGATCTTCTCGTCGACGGTTCTCCCGACAATCCACATCTCCGGCCTCCGCTCTTGCCAGGCCTCACGATCGCGCGGTGGCGCGGGGGTGTCTCCGTCCGGTGAGACGCTCGTGTCTCAGAGCCTTACGTATGGTCGAGCTTCCCCGATACCGTCGGCGAGGGCGCCGGTGTGACAGGACAGGTCACGAGCTCGACGGGCTCGGCCTCCGCGGCCGGGTGATCCACGGTTTTTTTATCGTCCGGCCTCGTGGACGCAAGTACGCCGTTTCGCTGATCGGCGCTCCACAGCGGTCGCGGTGAGACGCGATCACGGAATTGTCGACGGTTGCCCATCCGTGCCATTGGGCGCCGCATTGGCAGTACACACTAACGCGCGGGTGCGGTTGTTTGCCTTTCATGGGCGTCTCAGTGGAACGAGGCGCGAAGGACCTCAACGATGACGCGCTCGCGCGTCGCGGCGTCGATCTCGATGTGTCCCGCGCGACAGTGGTCGTCAAAGTGTCGGCCGATCGTCTCGATGGTTGGGAGCGAGATTCCGTCGGTATAGCGGGCCTGACGGACGGCGCTCCGGGCGAGCTTTTGGATCTTCACGGCGAGACGTTCGCGCTCGGCCTCCTCGCGAAGTTTACCGATCGGATGAATAGGCGCCGGCGGCGTCGAGTTTTCCACAGGCGCCGAATCGAGCGCCGGCGTTTGTTCACGTACGTTCAGAACGTTCTTTATGATCTGGTCCGAGCCTCCAGACCTGTCCGTCCGAGCCTTCGGACCTGTCCGTCCGAGCCTCCGGACTAGTCGATCCGAGCCTCCGGACCTGTCAAATATCTGACCGTCCGAGCCTCCAGACATGTACCTGTCCGACGGCTCGGACCTGTCCGACGGCTCGGACCTGTCCGACGGCTCGGACCTGTCCGACGGCTCGGACCTGTCCGACGGCTCGGACCTGTCGCGGCTGGCCGCGGCATAGCCTGACGCGGGGTGTCGCTTGGTATCG